GACGTAAACGACAAGCTCTCGATCTGGACGGTGTACGACCACCCGACCGATTACCCGAGCGAGTTCATCGCGCGCCGGTTCGAGGTCGACGCGGCCGGGTCGCGCCCAACCGATGATGTGCTGGGCTCGCCCTCGCTCGACATGCTGCGTGATGCCTTGGAAGCAAAAGGCCTAACCATGATCAATCGCATGCCAGCCGACGACAAAAAAATCGTAGAGGTGTGGCTATGAGCCGAGCAAAAAAACCCGAGATGCTGGGCGATGCACCCATCCAGCCGGAGGTGCACCAGATGATGAACGATCTGGGCCGCGCGCTCGACATGATGCTCAACCACGACCTGCCGAAAGACAAAAAAGAATGGGGCTTCGTGCTGCTGATGTTTCCGTTCGAGGCAGGCGGGCGCTGCAACTACATCTCGAATGCCCGGCGCGAGGATGTCGTCATCATGCTCAAGGAGCAGATCAAGCGCTTCGAGGGCCAGCCCGATGTGAGTGGACACGCATGACCATTGGCCCCGGCAAATACGACGATGTTTGCACCATCGTGCGCGAGGAAACCGACGCCACCGTCGCCATCGTGATCGTGGTCGGCGGCAGTCGCGGCGACGGCTTCTCGGTGCAGACCTCCGACCTGTCGTTGATGGCGCGGTTGCCTGACGTGCTGGAGACCATCGCCAAGCAGGTGCGCGAGGCCGCGTCATGAAACGCCACGCCAACTCGCCACGCTTTCGGGTCACGCTGGGGCCGGGCTATCCCGAGCCGCGTGCGCTGCGCGATGCGCTGGGTATGACGGCACAACAATTTGCGGACAGTTATGGAATTGCGGTCGGCACTGTCCGCGACTGGGACGTGAAGCGCTACAAGCCCGACCGCACCGCCCGCGCCTTCCTGCGCCGCATCGCGCGCTACCCTGACCTGCTGCGCGAGGAAAACCTATGAAAGCACCGCGCTGGTTTTTGTGGTTGACCGAGCATGTGATCCTGCCGCGCTGGATGGGGCCGGTGGTGCTGCTGCTCGCTGCTGCCGCCAACATCGTGAGCGGTGTGCGCTCCGAGAGCGTCTTTGGCTACATCAACCTGTTTGTCGCCGGGCTCTGCGTGGCGATGGCGGGGTTTCATTTCGTGCTGCCGGGCGTGTTCAAGATGACCACGGAGGTCGAGCGCGACCACCTGCGCAAGGAGGTCGAGACCTCGATGCAGCGGGCGTTCGAGCATTTCCGCGATGCCCAAGAGCGTGGCGACGAACCACCCCGGTACAAACAATGACCGACAAACCCGGCCCCACAGGTGAGTTTCCGAAAGGCAAGCTGCGCGCCGATGACCGGGGTGAACTCGCCGTGGCGATCAGCCTGCGGGCCGATGGCACGATCTTCATGGAGTTCGGCACGTCCGTCACATGGCTGGCGATGTCGAGAGAGGATGCCATCGTGCTGGCTCACCTGTTGCTGGAAAAAGCTGGGGGCAAATCGTCATGACCGACGACCTCGACGCCGTTGATCAGGCGCTGCTGGCCAATCACTCCTGCTGTGACTGTGGCCACATGCTGATCGAAGGCCCGTGCGGGGGAGCTGCACAGAATTTTTATTGCACGAACCGTTCCGAGTGCCGCGCCGGGTTCAACCTGACGTTCTTGGGTGATCGTCTGGTGTTCTCGCAACGCATCGGTGAGGTCAGCGATGAGCGCTGGCAAATGTACTCGAAAGCCGATGACGCCAGTTGAGCGCCGTCTCCTGCAAACCCTGCTGAAGCGACCAGACCACGCCCTGCCCCTGCATTGGTTCAACAAGCGGACCCTGCAGCGCGGTGCGCGACCGCTCAGCCGACGCGGCTATGTGAATATTCTCGATGATGCCGTGCGCCTAACGGCGGCTGGTCTCATCATCGCGCGCAGCCGAGCAGATGGCGGCAACAACAAAACCGATTGACGCGCCGACCGTCGCCGCGATGTACAGGAGACCGATGAGCTGGGCGGTTGTCATGCGGCATGGTGGTGGTTGAACTGTGCCGAGATCGTGGCAGCGGAGGTCGGGGCTTACCGAGTTGAAAAAAAATGGCCGTGCTTCCACGGCCAGTCCATAGGGGGGATACCAAATCGAGTTAAGCTGAACGGCGGCGTCAGTCGACACTGTCCGCCTCCGATTGAGAGTATAGCTGAAGCGGGCCGGGATGCGAACGCACGAGCCCGTGAACCTTGGAGGTCACCATGACACCGATGTTGGCTGCAAAGTTGTGGGCGCGCATTGAGCGGGCGCTCGTGGCGCGTGGATTTTTGATGGATGGTCGGCGGCTCGATGAGATGCGGCCGGAGCTGATCAGGGCGGTCGGCCGGTCAGCGATGGTCGAAAGCGCGCCAGCCGCGTCTGCGGGCGTAGTCGAACACGCGCTGGCTGTCCCAGCCGAGCATGTAACCGATGATCGGAGCCGCCCGCGTCACACGGTTGTTCGTCAAGATCACCGCCGCGTAGAAATGTTTGGGCGCGTCAATGATGATCATGTGTTTGACCCCAAGCTCGACGCCATGCTGGCAAAGGCCTGTTCCGGCACAGGCTATAGTGGCGACGACGAGGTGGGCTACTCGTGATCTTCAAAATTCAGCGTCCGATGATGCCAGCCGATGGCGACTGGATGGCGTACACGCGCGGCAAAAAGAACACCGTGTTCATCCCGCCCGAGCTGGTGAACGATGAGCTGCGCAAGTTGATGGGCGATGCGCAAAAAATCTATGTCGAGGCCCACCTCGATGTTGAGGAAACGCTGGTCATTGCGCGCAAGGTGGCGGCGCAGGATTGGTGAGCGCCAATGTGGGCGGGGTGGAAATTTGCGGGGAGAGTGTTACGGCCGTGGGTGCTTTAAAAGTTGGGGGGTGGCAGGGGGCGGAGGTCGGCCCTCGGGTCGGGTGGCACGCGCGGCAGCAGCGTGATGGCAGGGTGTGACACGTATACGGACGTCAGCCTGTCACGCTGTGGGCTGCTGACCGAGCCACTCGGGCAAGTGTTGGCGTGTGGGCCTGCCCGGCCAGCATCAGTGCGTTATTACTGGCCTACCTGACACGCTCAAGACGTTCGGCCTGTGACCCTCGCGATCTCAGCATCCAGCTCGTCAGCGGTCATCTCAGTCATAGGCTTGCTGTTCGACGAGTGATCATCACTATCGCGCAGCATGTCGTACAACGTGCGGCAGGCGCTCGCGCGCGCGGTCGGCGGCGCGGATGTATCCCGCACGATGGCCAAGAGCGCATCACGCACCTCCGACCTCAGAGAATTAACGGTCGGCTCTGCTCGCTTTGTTGTCTGTCCACGCGGCATACCTAAGCTTCCTCGGCTTTCGCAGCCTTCGCCTGATCGCCACTGGCGCTGCACCATGCCAGTAGCAGCGTTGACATCCAGTGACAGCGATTGCGTAGCACGGTGTCCCATCCGCCTTCGTCACCATACAGCGACGTCGATTGATGTTGTGTCGCTGACACTGAACCATTCTTGCTGCAGCCTTGAACGCAATGTTCCCTGCCTGTGGCTGTGCCGCTCTCCTCATCCGCTGATCTCCTCAAGTTCCAAGGTTGGTATTGGCCGACGAATTACACCCCCTAGGGGGGGTGTGTAATATCGTCGGCCGTAAATACTGCCGACAAAATCATTTCGTCGCCTGCTGTCGGCTGCTGTCGGCGTCCATTCGCCAAACAAAATCGTCGCCATTATCAAACCGATAGCTCCCCACAATTCCCGACGATTTCATCTGTCGCATGGTTCGCGTGAAATTAGTCTGTAGCGTGTCATCACTCACTCCAGTTGTACCCGCCCGACGAAAATAGTTTTGTCGGCAAGAGTGGCCCGGTACCGCGAATATTCTCGCTCCGTTCACGGTGATGTGCTGACCGAGCCCCTCATCGTAGCAGTCGCTGATCGCCAGCAGCAGCTCCGACAATCGCTTCGACTTGCGCCCGGGCACATGATCGCTGCGCGCGACACCGTCGAGCCACGCGATGCGGACTGATGTGATTGCATCTCCATCACTATCGACGCCGCGCTTGACCACACTGAGCTTAAACCCAACCTCGGCACCACCCTCACCGTCGCGCACCTTGTCGACAAACATCGTACGGTTCTCGCCCTCACCAACCGCAATCCGCATGATGCTGTCGGCGGCATCGTATTTTGCCGACCCACCACGCGGCCTTGTTGCGTTCTCATCCTTCGGTAAATGGTCCGTGGTGAGCGCAAACAGACCCGCTGGCTGTGCGATGCGGTCGAGCGTCTGAAACGCCGCTGTGCACTGCGCGTTGTCGTTTTCATCCTTGAAGCCCGCGATCTTGGCCAGCGTGTCGAACACCGCCAGCACCACCGGCACCTTGAACTTTTTCTCGAACACGCTCGCTGCCTCGGCAATTGCGTCGCTATACCATTTGATTGCTTCATCAATTTTCGGCAGCAGCGGCGGCATCTCGGTGATCAGTGCGAACGGGAACTCAGTTGGCATGCGCTCCTCGTACTGCTCGAACCACGGCTTGATCACCAAATCCTTCACCGCGTGCCATGAGCGCATGACACCGAGCCCGCCTTCGGCCGAGAAATAGATCACGCCGCCCGGCCGCATCACGCGCGCACCGCCCCAGTTGCGCTCAGTGACCACGGCCCAACTGAGGTCGACCAAGGCCTGCGTCTTGCCGGTGTAGCCACGCCCGATGAGCGCGCCGACGCCGGTCGAGGCTAATCGGTTCTTCACCAGCCAGCCGATGTTACTGTTGAGCGGTTCCCACTCGTAGCGCAGTGCCCGCGCTCCACCGCGCCCGTTCGGGCGGATCGGCACCACCTTGGGCTCATGCGGCACGCCGGGATACTCGTCAGCCATCGGCAAAATCCTCCCCCTCAGCCGCCCGCTTGCGGATCACAGCCCACTGATGCGGTAAGCCAGCCTGCCAGCGCACAAAGCACGCCTCGGCCGCTGATAGGCCCGGCAGATCGTTGTCGGCACAGATCACGAGTTGGCCGACGCCAAAAAGCAGCGGCAATGTGCGGATGTGGCCAGCATCTCCGCACGCCCACAACGGCGCAAAGCCGTCGCGCATCAGGGCTAATCCGGTCTCAAACCCTTCACAGACAAATAGTTTTGGACAAAACGACATGCAATCCGAGAATGCCGCCGCCCACGCGGTCAGCATCATAGCGCAGTTGCCTGATGGCCCCAGCATCATCGGCTTGCCGTCCTTGGCACCACGGGCGTTGAGGAAAATCCGCTGAATGGCGCGCGGCTCATCGGTCTCGACATCGCGCATCAACACCACCAGCGCCGGAACTCGCTCGCTTCCGCGCGGGCAGCGCGCATGAAAGCGCACGACCTCGCTGCCCGCCTTCGGTAGCTCCAGCTTGCGAGACCACAGATAAATCTCAGCCAGCGTGTTGCGCGCATCGCGCGCCTCGCCCCAGATCGCGAGCGCCAGCGCACGGTTGCGGCGTGCGGCAGCATCGCTGTCGTTTGTTTCACGTCGAACATTTTTTACACTCTGTGTGTGATCGCCGTTGCTCCACAGCCCGCGCACGCGCAGCGCTGCGATCACATCGAGCGGCTCACAGCCCGACAGACAGCGCACCTGCACCTTGCCCTCGCGACCATCGAAGATGATCAGCGACGGGTCACGGTCGTTGTGCGCGGGACAGCGCGCGCTCCACTGATTGCCCGAGCGCTTGCCGCCAAGCGCGGTTGCGATCTCAGCCGCGTTCATGGGTCACCAGTTTCGTCGTGGGCGTCGAGATCAGCAGAAATGCCCTGCAGTATTTCGATCAGCCTCGGCAGATTTGTTTCGTGCGCCTCAATCTGCTCAGTGAAGCCTCGCGTGCGATATTGAGCGCAAACGGTGATGCGAGGCACGGCGCTGCGTGTGCGCTTGATGCGAACGACAACCTCCATCGCTGCGCTCATGCTCGTCATGCTCACACCCGCGTCGAGAGCGCTGCGCGTTCGACCTCGGTCAAATCCCAGTGTGCGACCACGAGCCACAAATCAGCTTTGCCGATGCGGCGCAGCAGATACGGGTCACGCGGCGGCACCGGCTCCCACTCGGCCTCCCACAGGATGTGATAGTTTTCGAGGCCACGACGCGGTCGCAGATGCACCGGAATGGTCGGCACCATCGCCTTGTGATCACTGCGAAACAGACGATGTTTGCCGTCCCAACCCATCGGAAAACTCTCGGCCGGAAACACGAACGTGTTCTCGCGGAAATTCAGATTGTGTTTGCGCGCACGCGAGAAGCCGTCATTGGGCGACATCGAGAGCTGGCCGTCCTTGTAGCGCATGAGATGGCAGTGCTTGGCGTTGGCCGGTGTGAGCGCGAGCTTGGGCAGAAACGCCCGATTGAGCCCGGCTTGCTTGATGCTCTCGATGGCGCGGATGATCACCTTGCCCTTGCGCAAGAGATCGTAGGTGCGCTGCACCTCCCAATCGATGGGCTCCGAGTACGCCGCATGCTCCTTGTATTTACGATAGAGGTCGGCCGCTTCGTGACGGCTCACGTTGATCTTCTGTGTCTCCATATGGTCTCTCCCTGTCAGGCTGGATTTTCTGTCGCGATCTCGTAGGCAACGCTGCGCATTTTTTCGGTGAAGCTGCGCACGTCCTCAACACCAAGCGCGGCGCAGGCAATTACCTGTTCGTCGCTGGCGAGCAGATCGATGTGGATCGATTTGCAGTTTGGGTCGCCGCAACGGCTAATCGTGATGGCGTCGGCGTGGATGATCATTGCAGTTGTTCTCCTCCGTCACTCGTGACCCAATCTTCGCGCACAACATCGCGCAACAGGTCCATGTGCTTAATGGCTTCCTCGCGCGTGTCTGACAGCATGATGATCGCCCGCGTCAGCATATGAGCCAGCACATTGACGGTTGCTGCCAGCGGTATTTTGTTCTCGGCTTCGTTGTGGATTGTCTCAAACAGCGCTTCCATCAGCGCTTCCTGATCGGGCGTGAACTCGGCGCGCGGCAGCGTCATTGTGGCTTGCTCCTTCGCTTGTAGAATTTTTCGACCAGCACCGTGCAGGCTCTAATCTCTTCGCCCTCGCGCTTCTCTTCGTGCGCCAGCAACAGGCCCCACACCACGCGGCGGATGTGGAAGCCGTTGCTCATCTGCGTACCGAGCGCCCACGCCGCGCAATTGCTGGCGTGCTTCATCGCACTCGCAAGCCGTTCAGACATGCAGAAGCTCCGCGTTTGTCGTGTCGATGTAGGCGTTGTCGCGCAGCGCGCTCCCGCCGTTGCAGGTTGCTTGCGTCTCAGTCTTGTTGACACTGAAGCACACCAGCCAGCCGCGCTCCGGTGACCACAGTTTGACGCGCAGGACTGTGTCATCAGGGACCAGATACAGGATGCCCCAGAGTTCGACGCACATCGCTTGTGCGATGCGCTGACCTTCGACAATCTTGCTGTAGGTGAGCAGCCATGCGTCGTGAAAGGTTGTGCGCAACGTGCTGAGGTTACAATTCCGACAACTCGCGAGCACTACAGCGCGCACGGTGCCGCTCTTGCACAACACCGCGTCGATTGCTGCAGCTTGATCTTTCGGTGTGTGAATGTAGGCACAGCCGGGCCATGTCTTGCAGATGATCTCCGCAGCGCGGCGCTCCTGCTCCAGCGTCACGAGACCGCGAGGTGTATTGACGTCAAGGTTCATGCCGCCACCCGCACGCGCAGCGCGCCCCAGACCTTCAGCGTGTCGATGGCGTCCTTGTAATTGTCGTGGAAAGCGTAGGGGTAACCGTTGACTGCGCACCAGATTGCGAACGCGCGCTGCCAGTCGGTGAGCGTCTTGCCCTGCTTCTTCAGCTCAAGGAAATGCGCGCCGCCTTCCGGTGCCAGTAGGATGAAATCGGGCCAGCCGACCTGCACGCCCATGCGCTTGAGCCGCATCGCGGTGCTGGGATGACGCCACTCACCAGCCGGGAAATGCGACCAGCGCCACCCCGGCGTCTGCCAGCGGCGCAGCGTATCGGCCACCATGACGTGCGTGTTGTACTCGGGTGCTGCGGGTGCTTTCACACCACGCTGGCGCTTGCTCTTGAATAGGCTGAGCTGTCCCGGCATTGATCTCACGCCGCATCGGCATTCTGTTGTTCGACCTCTTCAAACTGAAACAGAGAGCGTGCGGCCTCGCAGCCGCGCGCCTCCAGCTTGTGCGCAATCACAAAATAAACCTTGGGCGGGAAAAATCCGCGTGCGCGCCAGTTCCACACATTCTGCGGCGAGCGTTTGGTCAACGCCGCCATCTTTGCAATGCCGCCGAGTTCTTTCTCGACGGCAGCGAAGCTCGTCAGTCGTTTTGTCATGAGCGGCAGCGTATGCAAACTCAAAAACAAAAATCAAATTTGCATTCGTTCACATGCGTTCACATGCGTTCACTCGCGTACAGCTTAGAAAATATTTCATTTTTTTTGAGCGATCTGGCCAGATCGTAGCTTCGTACAAATTGCAAATCGATTTTTGTTTCTAGTGACACGCGAACAACGCGGACGCGTATGAACGCATCTGAACGCATCTGAACGAGTAGGTCGGGGCTTACCTCCTCGCAGAAAAGTCTGTTGACAATTTCACGACAGAAAAATTTAATCACATATCAACTTTGGATTTCGTTCAAACCCCGGCTGCAGAAAAACATGCCTCGCGCGTGAACAGAACTCCTTTGCCTTAGCGGAGCGTTTCGATGAGACGGCCGCGACCACGACAGCGAAAGCGCCGCACACCAGCGACACCAGCGCCCGCGCACGTCAACGGTTCGCCTCGAATGGTGCCAGTGCTTGAGGCCTGCGCTTACAGTCATGTGAAGCGCACTAAACTGTTCAAGCTGATCCACGACAAAAAGGTCGTCAGCACGAAGGTGGGCCGCGACCGGCTGGTCGATCTCGACAGCGTTGATCGCTATTTCAAGGAACTCATCGCATGCTGACCGCCGAGCAACTTGCGAAGCGCCGGGAGTTCGGAGCCAGCGATGCGCCGACGATCATGAGCGGCGATGCCGAAAAATTGATAGACCTTTGGCGTGTAAAAATTGGCACTACCCCGCCGCATGATTTCTCCGACGACTGGCCGGTGCAGTGGGGCTCACACGGTGAGCAGTTCATCCTCAACTGGCACGAGCGTAAGACTGGCCACGCGCTGGTTGAGCGCGGCAGCGTGATCTATCACCCGACGCTGCACTTTGTGTCGGCAACACTCGATGCATACCGCGCCTTCGATGACTGCGTCATCGACGCCAAGGTGGTCAATGCGTGGTACCCGCTGCGCGATGTCGTTGCGTTCTACACACCGCAGATGCTGGTGCAGCGCGACTGCAGGGGTGCAACACGCGCCGCGCTGCTGATCGTTCACGGCACGTCCGAGCCGGTCGAGATCGAGGTGCAGTCTGATTTGGCCTACACCAAAGAACTCTGGACGCGCATCGCTGCGTTTCAGCTCTGCGTCGAGACACTGACGCCACCGGCAACACTGCCACGGGTCGTGCCGCCAGAAGAGTACCGCACCATCGATCTCGATTTCACGACCGATGATTGGCCCAACTGGGCGCACGAGATGGTGCCCAGCCTGCAGGCATGGTCCGCGACCAAGGACGCGCACGACAGCAATGCTGCAGCGGCCGACGCCATCAAGAAGCTCCTTCCCGACGATGTCGGACGCCTGCGCTACTCCGATGTCGCCATCACCCGCAATCGACGCGGCGCACTCACCATCAAACGCGAGGCAGCATGAACACCGCAGTCGCCACCACGCAATCCCGCCTGCCCGCCCCTCCCGGCATCGAGCCCGGCTACTGGCGCGTGCTGACCGAAGCGATCTACCCGAATGCCAAATCGGCACAGTCGATCATGCTGGCGCTCGACTACTGCCGGGCGCGCAAGCTCGACCCCATCAAGAAGCCGGTCAACATCGTGTCGGTGTGGGACAGCCGTCAGCGCAAATACGTCGAGCAGATTTGGCCGTCGATCAACGAGACCGAGATCACCGCCGCGCGCACCAGCGAATGGGGTGGCGTCGATGCCCCGGTGTTTGGTCCCGACAAGACCCAGCAGTTCAAGGGCCGGGTCAAAGAAGATCAGGGCTGGAAGGACGTCACCGTCAACGTCACGTTCCCCGAGTGGTGCGAGCGCACGGTGTACCGCGTCATCAAAGGCATCCGCTGCCCGTTCACCGAGCGCATCTACTGGGCCGAAGAGTATTCGCACGCGGGCGGCGGTGAGCTGCCAAACCATATGTGGGCCAAGCGGCCGAAGGGTCAGTTTGCCAAGGTGGCGAAGGCTGCAGCGTTGCGCACTGCGTTTCCTGAAGAGGAAGGCGCAGAGCCGACCGACGAAGAGATGGTCGGCGTGGTCGAGACCGACCGTGCGCCGCTGCAGCCGATTGCCGAGCCTGCGCCAGCCGCAGCCCCGGCAGCCGAGCCAGCGCACGACACCGAGACCGGCGAGGTCATCGACGACGACCTTGTCGGCCTCACCAAGGCCGACGCTGAGAGCTGGGAGCAGTGGGGCCAACGCTTCCTTGCCGCCGTGCGCGCCTCGCCGCATATCGACGACCTTGAGCTGCTGGTCGACGAGAATGGCGCAACCCTCAATCAAGCGCGCGAGGAGCTGCCGGAGTTTCACAAAAAGACGATGCAGCGCGTGCAGGCCCGCAAGTTGGAGCTGCTGCCTGACGGTGATCCGGCATGAAAGCGAACATTGGCAAGAGCGTGATGACCCCGGCCAACGAGGAGACGCGCGACTGGCTTGCCAAGCAGCATGTCGGTGACGAGGTCGAGTTCGAGCCGCTCAATTGGCGCTCGACCAAGTTCAACAGCTACATCTTCGCGGTGATCGGCAAGCTCGCGGCAGCGCGCGGCGTTTCCACCAACGATATGCAGGCGCAGCTTCTGGTCGAGACCGGCCGCTTCCGCATGATCAAGCTGAGCAACACCAAGCGGGCAATGGTGCTGCCGTCGATGCGCAAGGGTGCGTGGACGATGAAGCAATTGACCGAGTTCTGGGATGACGCGCGCAAAATCATTCTGGATCACCTGCTCATCGGCCTGCGCGATGCCGACGCCGACGAGATCAGAAACATGCTGAACGACCAAACAGCGGGAGATGACGATGGAAGAACTGACACGGCGCGTGGTTGAGTGTTCGTTGCTGCTGCTGATGGCGATCTTCGGCACGGTCGGCTTCATGCTGGCCGGTGGTCAGGTCTCCGGCGCGTGGCTGCAGCTCCTCGGCATCGGCATTGGCGTTGACATCCCGCTGGTCGCCCTGTGCGGCTGGTGGCAGTTCAATGGCCTCAGCTTCGATTGGCGTGCCGATGTCGTTCGATGATTACACCAAGCTGCGCGAGTGCGACCGCGAGGCCTCATTCCGCAGGCACATCTACCCGCGACAGGTCGCTGCCGGGCGGATGTCACAAGCTGAAGCTGAACGTCGCATCCTTGTGATGGAAGAGATTGCCAATGAGTACCGAGCCAAAGTTAGAGACGCCCAGCCCGAGCTGCTCGCCGCAAGAGCAGGAGGTCAGCCTCCTCGATCAGATTAAATATGTGGTCGAGGGCCACCGGATCGATGACGTTGCAGCCGTTGCGATGATGCTGCTCACCCGCGCTGTTGTGCAGGTAAGCGAAAGCAAGTTCGAGGCGATGCAGGCGCTCAGCAAACTCGGTGACAAAATGGCCGTCATCGTTGATCGCGATTACGACGAGCTGATTGAGGAAGTTGCTGCTGCTGCAAGGAGACAGTGATGGTCGATCTGCCTGATGGGATGCCACTGCGCATCGAACGCCTGCCGCGTGATCACCGTGGCTTCCCGGTGCCGTGGTTTGTGCAATGGTTTCGCGATGGCGAGCCCGGCCTGCCCGGCTTCGGTGAGCCGGATTTCCGCGTCATCGACACCCGCAAGTTTTCAATCGCGCTCAAGCAATGGCGCTGCTGGATTTGCGGCGAGCCGATGGGACGCCACAAGGTGTTCGTGATCGGACCAATGTGCGTCGTGAACAAAGTTACATCGGAGCCACCAAATCACCGCGACTGCGCCGAGTACGCAGCACGCGCCTGCCCGTTCCTCGCGCGCCCGGCGATGCGCCGCAACACCAAGAACCTGCCAGAGGGTGGCGAGGTTGCTGGCTTCCACATCGACCGCAACCCCGGCGCAATGTGTCTCTACGAGACGATGGCCTACAAGGCATTCCGGCCGCAGCAAGGCGGCGACGGCATCCTGTTCAGGCTCGACAATCCGACGCGCGTTGACTGGTACGCCAACGGCCGCACGGCCACGCGCGCTGAGGTGTTGCACTCCATCGAGACCGGCTTCCCGATACTGGAAGAGATGGCGCGCAAGGATGGCCCCGAGAGTGTCAAAGAACTTTTGGACAGCCGCGACCGTGCCATGAACCTGTTACCACCAGCGTGATCGCGATGACCTGCGGACCCCTCACCCCACTCGGCAGTCTCGGCATAGGAGATTTCAATGGCCAACATCGGAGCGCCGCTGCGCAGGCGAACAGTTATTCCGCTCAACAGGCCTATCTCGCCAACCAAGGAGCCGACCCCAATCTCACTGCCGCAGCGCTCTACGCCCAGCACGTCGCCACCGCCAACGCCATCGCCGCCAATGCCGAGCGCGCCCAGCGCGCCGTCCACTACGCCATCAAAAGCACCGGCATAGAGGCTGGCGAGATCACGGCATGGCGCTGCTGGCGCGTCGTGCCCGCGCTTGTGAAAGACGAGCTGTACTGCTGCAGCGTTGTGCGAATGGTGGTGTGGCCTCCCAGCGAACCAATGACCGGCGATGTTGTGGCCGGTCTCGGCGTGTTCTCGTGGAAGAGCAAGAGCGCGGCCCGCAGTTATGGTCGCGCCCAGTATTCAACGGGGGACCGTCTGGTCATGGGCAGCATCAAAATTTGGGGCGAGGTCGTCGAACATGAGGACGGCTACCGCGCCGAGTACGCCCAGATCGAGAGCATCGATGAGGTCGTGTGCTTTCCGAGCTGGCTCAGCGGCAAGAAAAACCTGAATGCGCTGCGCGCCAAATACGGAGTGAGCGGTGGATGACCTTTTGCGCCCGCAACAGCAGGAGAGTTCACCCTCGCCTGCTGGACGCGCAATGCCGGAGCTGGCGACTGAGAGCGGGATAACCAGCCTCGGACCCTTGGCGGTAGCACGGAGTAAACCGCCCTCTTGCCCGTAACAGAGTGAACGGGATGGGTCTGCACAGGCAGAACGCGGTTGTCGGTGACGCAGGTTAGGAACCGTCAAAGGAGGTCACGATGTACGTCCACAGATACAGCCGCACGGAGCGCCTGTGGGAGGTTGGCTATATCGGCAGCGACGGAGAATTTCACGTCATCCGCGACTGCGGCACCAACGATGAGGCTGCGGCCTTCATCAACTATCTCAACGGTGGCAACGGCAACCCGTTCGATTGGGAGAAGGCAAATGGCTGACGCGGTGATTGCCGAGATCGCACGCCGCACTGCAATCGCTGCAGCAGTCGTCGGCTATGAGCGCTCACCTGATGCCAAGAAGCAGTTTCAGATTGTGCTGACTGAGTTGTGTACGGCCGTGAAGGCCGAGCGTAGCGAGGAGGAGCCGAAAGATGTCAAACCTGCTTAGCGTCTACAATCGCCAAGGCTTCGTCGGTTTTTGTTCAGCGCGTTGCTACAACGCCAGACTGCCATCGACGTTGAGCGACACCTCTCACACCTCGCGCGAGCCCTGCGACTGTGTATGCGGCGGTGCCAATCACGCGGCAGGGTTCGAGCGCGCCTTCAAGAATGTGACGCAGGGTGTCGGCTTCCGGCCCGGCGATCTCGAACATTTTGCGCGCACGCATGGGCTGCGGGTCGAGGACCTCGTGGTCGTTGACCGCACCCGCTACAAGACCGAGCGCGCGCGTAGGATTGCCAAGGTGCAGCTCGAAGAGCGCGACAACCTGCATCCCATCACCGAGCTGCCGCTGTTTTCGTGCGAGGCCGTTTCATGACTTGGCTGAGCTTGCCACCTCTGAGGGTCCGGTGGGTTCTGCCTTGGGGTCCGACGAGGGGCGCACCAACAACGCACCCTCGTCGGATGACCGCCAGTGAGGAATGCAATGACAACTGACCAAGCACTCGGTGGTGCGTACACAATCAAAGAGTTCTGCAGAGCGCACCGCATCTCGGAGGGGCTGTACTACAAAATGCAAAACGCGGGCGAAGGCCCGCGCGTAATGGAGGTCGGCACCAGACGGCTGATCTCGCAGGAGGCTGCGGCTGCGTGGCGGCGAGCCCGGGAAAGCTCGCCGCCCACCGTGCCGTCAGGCGGCGATGTCGGGTAGCGAATTGCGCAGCAGATCGTCAGCGTGATCGGTGATGTGGACGCTGTAGTTTTTCTCGATCATCGCAACACTGGTGTCGTGGCTGGCAGCGACAATGCGCGTCGGCACACTCCGCAGGAGCCGGTTCACAATCGAGGTGTGGCGGAATGCGTAGATTGTGATGCCGCGCCCGGCGCAGCCCGCAGCCTTCACCGCACGCCGGAACGGGCGGCTGTGATCTGACTTGCCCCACGGCTCGCCGCTCGCCTTCACCAGCAACCGCTCAGTCGGCTTGCGGTCTGCAGCCGCCGTCACGAGCGCACGGTAGAGTTTGGCCGAGATCGGCGTGGCGATATGCGTGACCTTCTTTTTGCCCCTGCCCTTGCGCGACACCGGCATCATCAGGAGCGGCCGGTTATCACCGCCCTGCAGATTTGCGATCAGGAGGTTAGCCGCTTGAGAGATCGGGCGTGCGCCGCTCTCGGCGCAAACGTGGGCCAGAAGGCCGATGTCGTTACCCTCGACGTAGCAGCAGTCGACAATGGCACTCACGTCATTGGGGTCGTCGATGATGACGTTGCGCGCCTTGTTGCTATCCTCGATGGTGCCAAGGCCGACCTCCCACTGGTGCCGGTTGAGGCCATCGTCGGAGAGGTCAGCGGTGCGGTTGAGCGCCGCCTTGAGCGTGGCGCAAAGGCGATTGATGGTCGCAGGCGAGAGCGGTTCTACACCTTTGATCTCCTCAGCCTTGCCCTTCATGTAGCGACCGCGCGCTGACTGCTCGTCGCGCCATTTGCGCCAGTCGGTTTTCTTCACCAGCTTGATCGCCGTAGCGAGGAAGGCGGCGGTCATCGACTTGCGGATGCGGACCACCTCGCCAGTGCCTTTGCCAGCCCGCCTGAGATCGGCCTCATAGCCTTCGAGCGACTGCTTCACCGTAGTCAGGTTGCCAGAGGGTGGGCCGCTGCTGGGGCCGCTCTCGTCGCCGCTCGCCAGCTTGCGCGCACGCGCGGTGGCTTGGTCGTAGGTGAAGATCGTGTCGTTGTTGGCGTCCTGATAGTCATCGGCGCGGCCGATGGCGCGGTGCGTGTTCGACTGCTTGCCGTCAGCAACCCGCAGCACCCATGCGCCGTCAACCTGCGCTTTCGGTTTGCGGTAGCCGAGACTGAGGCCCTGCCCGATGCGAACAAAGTACGGCTTGCGGCGCGCGTCGAGCTGCAGGCGCTGCGTGCGTGTTTCGATTTCTGATGAGCGGATTTTGCGTGCCATGTTGGTGTCCCGTTGTGTCCCGTTTGGTGTCCCGTTGTGTCCCGTTCGTGTGTGAAAAGTGCTCTGCTAGTTCGGTTAAGTCGCATGCAGTGAAAGTTCAAGAAGCCTCACTGCCCCAATTGTTTGTGTGAAGTTCTGTGTGCACGCAGTGAAGTTCACAAACACGTCAGCAAACACTTTCACGGCGGTAACAGGGGTTCGAATCCCCTAGGGCGCGCCAGCAAAATAAGGGGTTTCTTGCATTTCGTCAATCCAGTGTCCCGTTTGTGTCCCGTTTAGCCTCGGACCCGCATATAAGATGACAAAAAACCCCGGCATCACTGCCGGGGTTTCTGCATTCGGGGTGCCGGGCGATCAGCGCCCGCGCGCCTCCAGCTTCTCGCAGACCTCGTGCGCGCCCTTGAGCGCGTCCTCAAGGCTCGCGCCGTAGTCGCAGATCACCTCCCAGCTATCGTTGCCGTACACGAAGCGCACGAAGCTGTTTTTGCAGCCCTCCTTGAACGTGTAGAGGTAGTCCTCGTCGGTGGTCATCAGCGCGTCGACGATCTGCTTGAATTTCGTCGACTTGATCACGGTCTCTTCCTCGCCGTCGAACACGCTAAGCGAGTAGCCCGCCGCCAGCAGGTCACGCACCACCCGGCGCGCCACGCGCTTCTCGCCTGCGATGCGCTTGCGGTTGGCGGCGATCTCCCGGGCGCGTTCCGGGGTCATTTCGTTCGATAACTGCATAATGGGTCCTTCCTGTTGATGCCGGAATATAGGGGCCATTGGCCGGGGGTGTCAATATGGAACCTCGGGCCAATGGCCCTTGCGGCCGGGGCCAATGGCCCGTATATTGTGGGCACATCAGAATAGGACCCCAAAATGAGATCGCTGATTGCCTACTACCGCGTATCTACCCAGCAGCAAGGCCGCTCCGGCCTTGGGCTCGACGCGCAGCGCGCCGCCATCGCGGCCTTTGCTGCGGCCGAAGGCCTGCAGATCGCTGGCGAGTTCACCGAGATCGAGACCGGCAAAGGTGCCGACGCGCTCGACCGCCGCCCGCAGCTCGCTGCCGCGCTCAAGGCGGCAAAGAAGGCGAAGGCTGCGGTGTGCGTGGCCAAGCTGGACCGTTTGTCACGCGACGTCGCCTTCATCGCCACGCTGATGGTGCAGAAGGTGCCGTTCATTGTGGCGGCTCTCGGCCGGGACGCCGACCCGTTCATGCTGCACATCTACGCGGCGTTGGCTGAGCAGGAGCGCCGCATGATCTCAGAGCGCACCAAGGCGGGCCTCGCGCAGGCCAAGCGCCGGGGTGTGCGGCTGGGCAACAGCAAACAGGCCGAGATCAATGCCGATGCAGCACAGGCATTCGCTGAAGCACTGCGCCCCGAGATCGAGCCAATCCGCAATCTGTCGGCCACGCGCATCGCGCACATCCTCAACGACCGCAAGATCGCCACGCCGACCGGCGCGCGCTGGTCAGCCAAGACCGTCATCCGCGTACAAGAAAGGCTCGCAGCATGATGTCGTCTGACCAATATCAGCGCGCGCTGGCGCGGCTCGATCTGTCCATTGCACGCGCGGCCGTGCTGCTCGACGTTGACCGGCGCACATCCGAGCGCTGGGCGAGCGGCGACCGCGACGTGCCCGGCCCAGTAGGGCGCTTCCTCACCTATCTGCTCTCGACCGGAAAATCCGGCGAGAGCGTCATCAAAAAACTGGAGACCAAAAAATGATGTGGGTTGTTTTGTTTCTTGGCGTTGCGTTTCTCGCGATCATCTCGCCCGGGTTTCGCATTCTCGCTTTCATCGGCGTGGTCGTGTTGGGCGGCGGCTTGCTGTGGCAGATGCACGTCGACAATACGCAGGCTGCAGCGTGGCTGCAGCGCGCCCAAACCGGCACCGCAGAGGACGCAGGCAATTGGCTGCTCGTGCATCAAGATGCAAACCCTAACGAGCGCGCGTTGGTGGTAAAGCGCTATATGGAGCTGCAGCCAAAATCACGGTAAGCGCAGCACACGCTTGACCGGGCCATTGGCCTGATCAAAACTGAGCGCCGCCCTCGGGCGGCGTTTTCTTTTGGAGCGCATCATGCCAGTCAAAATTTGCACGATTGCCACCGTGCCCGACAGCCTCACGAATGCGTGGCTGCAGCATCTGCGCGACTTTGATACCGCGCACGCGGATTGCCATTTTGAGGTGATGGCAGAAGCGCCCGACATGAGCATGCAGGACATCATCGAAGCCATCACGATTAACCCGCACCTTGGTTTTGTCGATTTCATGAAGCGCAAGCCCTGATCTCAACCGGCGCGAGCGCACACAACCTCGGCTCAGAAAAAATATTTTCTCAAGGACTTAGCGGCAGGTTTCGACTGACACTGCTCGCGAATTTGGTTTGGGTTGTAGTCGAGATGTACCAGTGTTTTCGTAATTTCCATTTTCAAAAAGTTTGAATTTCGTTAGCGCGATCAAACAGCGCAGCACCCAAAAACGACCACGGGCCAATGGCCCCTCGCGATCTGTGGTAGACTGTGTCTGTCAGTCAAAGACGGCTGGCGCGGGCACGTCGCCCGGGTTCTTTGAAAATCAAATCAGACAGGAGAATGCCAATGGCTGACACAGCCATCGACACGTCAAACTACGTCTACCTCTGCATGACCGCAAACTTTTGGGGCAACAGCAAGTCTCAACAGCAGGCGATCAGAAACTGCCGCGAGGCGGGAGGAGCAAGCCGGATCGAAAAGTATGGGTACATCGTCTATCGCGTGCATCCAGACTTTGAGATCGACGCCGTCCACGGTGATGTCAGGACACCGATTGGCCATCCAGCCATCAAGGTGTTGGACAAGCGAAAGCCGAAGGCTGCGTAAAACAAAACCCGGTGACCGCTCGAACGGTCACCGGGTCAGTCAAACCAGAAAGGAGTTAACGATGCAAAACGTAACGCAAAAACTGGAAGGCGTCGAGACCAGCATGCGCCGCTGGCACACCCGGCTCACCCGGGCGAGCAACATGCTGCACAAGCTGGAGCGGCAGCGCCGCAGGCTTCAGCAGCAGGGCCAGACCACCGGCACCGCAAAGCCGAAGGTCTCAACCATCGACGTCGATGAGGTGAAGCGGCAGCTCGATGCTGCCATCGACACCACCATCCCGCCTCTTCTCAAGCGCGATGTCGATGTCGACAGGCTCAAGGCCGAGCGCGTGGCCAAGGTCGACAAGAGCAAGATGCCACTCACCGGGCGCGCCGCGCTCGATGCGATCAGGCCGAAGAAGAAGGCCTGACAAAAACCCCGCCCCTCACCGGGCGGGGTTTTTTAATGCACCGTCAGCCGGTCAGGTGTGGCGAATGACTGCGCGGCGGCAACTTGCCACCGATGATGCGAGCGTGCGCTCGCCACCATCGTCGTCGGCGCATCACGGTGCTGACCACAAGCCGCCGCACTCACGCCGACCTGCGCGTGACCGTAGTCGGAATGACACCACTGCCCGCCCTCGAACAGCCCGTGCGCTGCTGCGATGTGCGCCAGCTCATGCCGGGATGGCAGATGACAGCGAGCATCGACGCGACCGCGCCCGGTCTGGCACACGTCGAGAGCGCGGCCACACGGGTGCATACTGCTCGATGAGCAGTGGCCACGTCGAATGCCGCCCATGAAGCGGACTATGCCGCCACGAGCTTCGATGTCGTCGACGTAGGCTTGGAATTGACCGGCGTGCGCCGAGCTGACGCGCGCTGTCGCGCCGGTCTTGTGCGAAACAACATTGCCGCTGGCGTCAGACGGTGCAGCAGAAAAGTGCCGGTGGTGGTAGCGAGCGATTGCTGATGAGTTCGCGATCACGCACGCAAGCATGAGCGCGACGGCTATTGCTAGTCGTCGTTGCATGATGTGTACCTTTCGGGTGATCAGTACGGCAGGAAGGCATAGTCGTTGCTCACGTCAGGCTGTTGCATCGATGCAAAGTCTGTCGCGAACGGCCACAGGGGTAAATTCGCCATGTTGGTGTTGGGCGGTGGCAAGTTACCAAATGGGGACAATCCTGCCGGGATTTGCGCCTGCAGCGACGGCGGGATTGGTGCTTGCGGGTTCATCGGCTGCGGCGCTGGCGGTGTTGCATCAGGCGGCGGCATGCCAACCCCGTTGTAGGGCGCGAGTGGCAGGCCCTGCATCGTTGTCGGCTGCTTCGGTGTGGCATCGCCTGCCAGCAGGCCAGCTTGCTCCGGCGCGAGCGGTGTACCGCCCGGCGTGCGCCGCTGTCCTTGCGCGAGCAGACTGCTGCCAAAGTCTTGCTGGCCAACGCCCGGTGCGTGCTGCACGCCCGTCATCGGGTCCATCATTCCGCCGAATGGCAGCGCTGACGGCTGATCTGGAGCAGGCGGCGGTAGCGATGGTTGTGGCACCGGCCCTTGTGCAGGACGAGCTGCCATAGCAGGGGCTGCAGGAGCAGCAGATCGCTGCGGGGCCGGTGCCGGTCGAGCTGGTCCGATGTCGCGCGTCAGACCCATTGCCTGTTCGCCGGAGCCACTCGGATTGACGATCTGATGACCAGTGTTCGGGTCGACGTAGGATGATGCAGCGCTGCCACCGCGCGGCGCGAGCGCGCTCGCCATAGTGGCTCCAAGCGATTTCGCTGATGGCACAGATTGCGCTGCGGCAGGTGGTGCGCCACCGCCTGCGCGCGGATCGCGATACGGCAACGGCGTTGAGCCGCCGCCCTCGACCGGCATCTGGATTGGCAACTTGGAGCCGGGATAGATCGATGACGGGGTCGTGCTGACGAGACCTTTGTCAGTCATCGCTGAGCCGAGCGGTAGCGAGCCCGCCGCCGCCTGCTGCTGCGCACCGCCACCGGGCTGCGCTGCGGCGTTCGTTTGATTTGGGACATCGGCCGGAGGTCGCGGCGGAATTGGCGTGCCCTCGACTTTCTTTTTCCAGATGTCCATGAACTGTTGCGACGTCAGACTGTCGACGCCACCGGGATAATTTTTCTTGAGATCGTTGGGCACATTGCCCCAGACCGCGCGCTTGGCCCATGCCTCGCCTTTCTGCTGGCCTTCGGCCGTGCGGGCCATGTTCTGCCACGCAGGCGCGCCGGGATTGTTCATGTGCGCAGCGACACCGCCCTCGCCCTGCTGATTGACGAGGTACAGCTCAGTCGGTGATGGCGCGCGACCGAATTTCTGCTGAAACCAATTGGCGCGGTCGGCATACATCTGCGAGCCCTGCTCCAGCCCGCTGCCGCCATAGCGCCGGATTTCACTCGGCCCCATCTGCAACAGACCTGAGTACGAGCCGGTGCGCGCGTTCGGGTTGCCGCCGCTCTCGATCTGAACGTAGCGCGGCATGTACGCGGCGAGATCAGGCGACAACCCCATCCTGCGCGCAACCGCAATCCTCGGGTCGTTCGGGTCCATCATTGCTGTGGCCTCGCCGCTTGAGCCGCCGCCAAGATCGCATTCAAGTCACCCGCCGATGGCAGTGGTCGCGAGAAATTGCCGGTCATGCCGCGCCGTGCTGCCTCGCTTTCGAGACCTCGGGCACGCGCGTAACCAAGCGCCGGATACGCGCCGAAATAACCGGCGATGCGGCCGACCGAGCCAGCGCCGGGAATGCCAGACGCCTGCAGGGCTTTCGACAGCAGGTCGGCAATCGAAAGACGCGCGCCGATTTCACCCATCTGCCCGCCCATCGATTTGGTGAGGCCGGTCTGCTGCGTCGGGTAATTCAGACGGCCAGCGAGGTTGGAGAAATCCTGCAGCGCGGCCTGCTGATTGCCGCCGTACATGCGCTGCGCCTCTGGCGTCAGGTTGTCCCACCAGTTTTGGAAGCCTGACAGATTGGTCGCGCGCTTTGCTTCCAGCGTCTGCTGGATGCGATTGCGCAAAGCATCGCCCATAATCTGATCAAAAGCGCCGGGCGGTGCGTATTTCTCGAACGGCTGCAGGAGCTGCGGGCTCTGCTCCCCAGCTTTCACGACCGACGAATAGGCCTGCTGCGGTCGCATGCCGCCAATCGTTTCGCCAGACGTTCCCGGTTGCCCGGCGATGCGTGTGAAATAGTTCAGTGGGCCACCGCTGCCAGCAATCTGACGCGTCTCGTTCTGCGCTGCTGCAAACTCCTGCGGCGGGACGCCACGCGCGGCGGCAGCGTCCTGCATGGCCTTCGTGATCGGGCCATAGATTTGATCGGCCATGTGGCTGGGCACGCCTTCAGTCGATTGGGTCGTGCGGCCGAGATCGCTGCGGAAATTTTTCAAGGCCTCGTAGCGCACCGTCCCGGTGTTCGGGTCTTGCAGGTCCTGCAACGATTGAATGCGTGACGTCACCGGCTGCGCAGTTGTTGATGGTGCGCGCAGTTGATTGGTCACTGGGTCGCGCACAACATTGTTCATCGCGCTCAGCACGCTCGACACATCAACCTGCGTGCCCGGGCCGACCCTGTTTTCCAGATCACTTTGCAGTGCCGAAACACGGTCTCCCAGATTTTGCCGGGCTGCACCTGCGGCCGTGATGACATCAGCGCCAATCGTCCCCGGCTCCGGCCGGTCGGTTGTCGCACCGCGCGCCACGGCCGCTGTGTCGGCCGCGCTCGCAATCCCCGCCGATGCCTTCTGCCTTGCAGCGTCAATGACATCTCTACCGCCGCGCACGCCACTGAGCTGGTGTTCGAGCTGCTGCCCTGCGGTGTTGCCCAGCATCCCGGCTGTCGGCGTGATGCCATACTTGGCGGCGGTGTCTGCGATTTGTGCTGCGTCAGGAGCGCCATATTGCGCGTAGTGCTGCTCGACGCCGCGCCGGAGCATTGGGCCACCCATCACCGCAGCACCACCGAGCAGCGAGCCAATGTCTGCGCCGGTCTCACCGCCGAGACCCTCGCCCAGTTTGCCGCCGTAGTAGGAACCGGCAGCAGGGGCGACGGCCGTTGAGATCACCTTGCCGACCGCAGGCATCGCCCTTCGTGCCGCAAGCGCAGTGTTGTACGCGCCTGTTCCTAAGCCGCCCAAGACACCCGTCAATGCGCCTTCACCGATAGCCTGCGCTGGCCCGGCGTCGGCTGGCATGTCGAGCCCGGCGCGCCCGCCCGTCGCTGATGCGAGCGCCTGTCGGGCGACCTGCGATGGAATTGGCAACCGTCCCTGCGATGCGTTGGCGCGCTCGACAAACGCACGCGCTTCCGGCGTGGCGTCGGGCGCGGCGACGAGCGGCGGTTGAGAACCGCGCGGCGTGGCAATCCCGGCCTTCTCGGCCAGCCCGGCGATTGCATTTGTCGCAGTTGCGAGCGTGTCTGGTACGCCGAAGGCAGCGCCTGCGGCGGCGCGCGCTCCGATGTTCAATGGGCTGTTCGGGTCAGGCTGGTCGCCTGCGGCCTGTGCAGGCGGCTGCATCTCGGCTTCGAGCTGCTTGCCGAATTTTGTGTCACCCAGTTTGAAGATGTTGGCATCCTGCACATAGGCAGGTGAGCCTTCCTTGCTCTCGCCGCTGAGCAGGCGCTGCGCCGCGCTCTTGTAATCTTCGTAATTCAGATCGGCCATGATCGCCTCATTGTGGGACACTCAGGCGGCGGCGCAGATCGTTGAGCGAGTTGCTGGGCGGGGCTTTGCCGCCCAGCATCGTGATGTCGTAGGAAGGCACGCCCGAGAATTTCGGCACGGCAATATCTGGGTTGATGCCCTGCTGTCCGGTGAAGCGTCCGCGCGTCGGCGCAACCTCGGCCTCATAAGCCTGCTGCGCACTGCGCGCTGTGCTGACGGCCGTACCGACAATGCCCATACGCACCTCTGGCGACAGCTCGCGGCCTTTGCCAACCTGCGACAGCAGGTCCTCAATATTTTTCAGATACGACTGCGATTGAGAAACATCGGTCGCGCCGAGCTGCACCATGCGCGATTGCTTCGCCTGCACAGCCTCGCGCATTTTGCTCAGCGCGGCTTGATCGCGGAACCAGCCGGGCTCACCGGGCTGACGCGGTGTCGTATAGGCGTCGACAATTGACTGTGCAGCATCGGATGCAGTCTTTGCGTCCTGATAGGCTGGCGACTTGAGAACGGTTTCTCGGTTCACATAGTCCGCGCCCGGCGCGAGCTGGAGCTGGACAGCCGGTGTCTGCGGCGGTGTGCTGGGCGCTCCCTGCGTGAGCGGCGCGGCACCGACAGAAGGTTGCTGCGGCATCATTGCGCCGCTGACGTCGAGATGATGCCCGGCGAGTTGCCCGGCCAGCGCCGGTGACCACGGCTGAAATTCCCGCGATGTTTGATAGGTCGGTAAGCCGCCAACCGTTGTCACGCTGGTCTTGGCGCGCGCCAGTTGATTGCCAGCCTGATGCGCGGCAAATGCTTCCTGCGGGCTGAGCTGCTGACCGCTCTGCACTTTCTGTTCGATGGCGTAGAGCGTCGAGCGCGCCACCTCATCATTCGAGCCCGGCGTTAACGGTGCGGCCGGGATGTCGACACCCTGCGCCTTGGCCAGCTCGCGCTGACCGAGATCGGCCGGTGAATGCCCGGCAACGTCCATCGCGCCGAGCGCCTGCAGCTTCTGTGCTTGCGGGTAATCACCCTTCGCAATCGCTGCGGCAATGGCATCACGATAATATTGCACCTTCTTTTGCCGTATGACGTCAACCTGTGGATTGGCCTGCGCTGGCGGTGCTGCTTGCGGCTGCACGTCACCCCAGACGTTTGTCGTCGGCGCTGCAACGGCAGGCGGCGCTGCGTTGGCTCCCGGCTGAATGTTTGTGTTGAAAAGATCGGTCGTGCTTTGACCGAGCTGCCGCTCCGTATCCATCTGCTGTTGGAGCTTCTGGCGCTCCAGATTTTTGGTCATCAGGTCACCGTAAGCCGACGCCGCTTTCAACTGCAGCATCGGGCCACCCATGATGGTGTCGCCAATGCCAGCGAGCGCGCTACCGATGGTCGGGTCCTCGACGAATTGTGCGGGCATCAGATGGTCCCTGACAGGCTTGCATAGCCACCGCCGCCGAAGGCTTTACCGGCGATGCCAGCGAGCGAGTTTGCGATGCTGCCAAACGGTGACGGCGTGGATTGGTATTTGATCGGCTCGACGTTCTTGGCCACGCTGTAGGCCGCGAGATCGCCGCGCCGGTAATTGTTGTAGAGGTCGATGCCTTGGTTGCCTTGCTGGAACGCCGTGTTGGTGTAGTTGGTCAGGCCGAATTGCGACGGGCCGTAGGACTGCAGCGTTGCCAGCGCGGCGATGCGGCTGCGCGCATCCTGCGCGGCCGACGCGATCTGCTGGCCGATAGCAGCCTTGACCGGCGCAGCCGCGTTCTTTTGACCGGAGAGAAGCTGACCTGCAATCGCGTTCGGGTCACCGGACGATTGCGCAGCGAGCTGCTCCGGCGTGAGCGCCGTGTTCAGGCGGTCCTGTTCGGTCTGCTGCTGAGTTTTTTGCTGGTTTGCAGAAATCTGCTGCTGCGTGGTGTCCATCGCTGTCTGGGCCTTGGCGCGGTTTTCCTGATCGCGCGCAAAAGCTTCCTGCGATTGCTGACGCTGATAGGCAATCCACTGCGCATTGGCGTCGTTCTGTTTGTTCATCATGTCTTGCTGTTGAGAATAGTTGATGCCAGCAGACGCGATGGAGCCAATCGCACCCAGAAGCCCGCCAACGAGAGGATCACACATAGGTCATGTCCTCATCAGACCGCGTTGACCGTGTTGATTGCGCCCGGCCCTTGCCCGCTCTGGCTGGCGATGCCCTTGTTGAAATAGTAGTTGTTCAGTGCGCTGTTGGCGTAACCGATGCCGCCAACCGCGAGCGGCGTGAACATCGCGCCAAGCGGGTTGAGGTTCGGCGTTGCGACCGCACCCTGTTGCACCATGCCGGTCGCCGTGTTGGCGGCGACAGTCGGGTCCTCAGTCGCGTAGAGCTGATTGATGGCCTGCTGCTTCTCGTTGGAGATGTTCGAGCGCAGCGCGGCCGTCTGCTGGTCGGCCTGCGCACGCAATGCCGCGTCGTTGGTCAGGTTCTCGGTATTGAGAATGCCCTGCGCCTGCCCGGCAGCGGTCGAACGCAACGTACCAGCGCGTGCCAGATCGTAGGTGAGCTTGCGCTGCGCCTGCTCATATTGCGTTTGCAATTGCGGCTGCGTGTAGTCGAGGCTGGCCTGATTATATTTGTTGTAGAAGCTGTCATCGAAATTGCCGCTGGCGAAGATGTTGTTGACGGCATCGGTACCCGACGCAAGCCGTGCCTGACGGTCAGCCTCTTTTTGCTTGGCCTCAGCGGCCTGCTGCATTTCAAAATTGACCATCTGGTCGTTTGACGGTTTTGATTTTCCACCCATCACAGCACCTTTCGCATGACGACACCGATTTCCTCGGCACCGAATTTTTTGAAAAGATTGACGAGCGTCGGCATGCGTTCGTGACCGCTCGTCAGCGGAATGTGCATGCAATCTGCGCCGTCACCTTTGGCCAAACTCATTGCAGCGCTGACGAGCGCACGGCCAACCGGCGTGCCGCGATATTCGCGCACGACGAACACCTCACCGAGTACAGCGAGCTTGTCGGTGAAGCTGTCGTCGATGTGATAGGAAATCGTGCCGATGATGCGGCCGTTGTGTTCGGCAACGATGTAGGGCGCAAACCCGGTCTTGATCGCCGTGGTCAGAAAGCGCGTGCTGATCTCGGGTTTAAATTCAAGACACGACTTGTACTGCGCCTCAGCAAAGAACGTCGCGAACAGCTCGACGAGCTGCTCGACGTCTGAGACGTTCGCCAAGCGCAATTGGGGTACAGCCTGCGCGCTTTGTTGCTGCGGGGCGGCGCTCATTGCTGAGCCACCTGTAGATTATGAAATCTTCGCCGCGCTTGCCGGAGGAGCGCATGACGGCTTCCTGTGTGGCATCGAACAGTGCGACGAAACGACCGACATCTTCGCGGTCGGAAAGCGCACGGCACTCGACGCGGTGGTAGCCGTGTTCCAGCAGAAGCGGCATCATAAACCTGCGGACGTGCCTTGTCATCGGCCAAAGCGCCCGGCCCCATTCGTCGGTGCCGAAGGCAAAAGCCGAGCCCACGCCCGGCCAGAGGTCCACCAACCCCCACGCGCTGATCGGTTGCTGATCGGAGGCCACAAAGGCCATCACCGCAGCCGCCATCACCCGGTCTGCGAGACGGAACTGGGTGTCGCTGAAGGACGTCGCCGCCAGCTCGCGGCGATCTATGTCGCGCAGGTTGCGCTCGATGTAGTCGAGCGCCGGGCGGGTTGCCGGTGCGATGCGGATCATCCGGTTTCGGCCAGATCATAATGCACAATCATGTTTGAAAGGGTGAGCGGGCCGTCAGAGGTCGAGCGCAGGCGCAGCGAGATGTGCGTGCCGTGGCCCTCCATCGGGATGCGACCCTGCAGGAAGGTCGGACCAATCAGCTTGCCGATGTAATCCTCAGCGCCGGTCGTCGGGTCGAACGAGGCGTAGACGTCCCACTCGCCTTCGCAGATCGCGTCAAGGCCGTGGAATTTCTTGAACGTCGCGGGTTGGTCACCGCCGTGATACGGCAGCACTGCCTCAACCGGACTGGTGTCAAAAATAGGCTGCGTCGGGTCGGTGCCGCCAAAGACGTAGACGTTGTCCGCATCATCGCGCACATAAACGCGCTGCTGAGATGAAGCGGCGGCGGTGATCGTGAACCCCGGGTCGTACTCCGACCACGCGGTGATCTTCGGGCCGGGAAACGCCGACAGGATGTAAATGCGGTCGGGCAGGATAATCCAGAAGCGACCGGCGACCGGCTGCAGCAGCGAGATTGTCGGGTTGAGAAACGCCTTGCCTTGACTACGAAACAGGTCCTGCATCACCGGGTCGAGCGGTGAGCCGATGTCTGACACAGCGGCAGCGAGTGAAGCGTTGCGGGCACGCAGCGAGCGCACGCCGTCAGGCGCGACATAAAGCACGTCGCCGGAGCCGTACTGCAGCACTGACTTTGGCGCGATGGTGCCCGCCTGCCGCAGCGTCTGCTGATAGGTGTTCTGCAGCGGGTCGGGGTCGATTGTCCAAAGCTGCGTTGCGGTCTCCGACATGATGGCGAGGTTGTTGTAGTAGACCTCAAGGCCCTGACAGTCGGTCATGTCGCTGTCCTCAAGCGACAGGTCAATCGAGCCAGAGCCGGTGCCACCCCAGTCGTCGGCCGCGCCGACTGCGGAGAAATACAGGACCGAGCCCGCAACCGTGTGCATCTTGGTCTTGTAGGTGCGGCAATAAAGACCGTTGGCACCGGGCACGCTGTTGCCATCGTAGAACCGCATGATGGTGCCAACGTCATCGGTCTGCACGATGGCGAATGCTTTGTTGTCGAAGAGATCGTGGTCGATAATGGCGCTGATGTTCGGCGTGTTGAGCATCAGCGTGCCAACGTCAAACGGGCCGCTTGGGTCGATTTGCCCGGGACCATTGGGGCCAAAGACATAGATGTTTTGCAACAGCTCGATCAGACCCTTGCTCTCAGGATCAACCGATTTGATCTTGGTGAAGGCGTAGCGCTTCTCGATCTCACCGCCCGGCGTGATGTGCAGATTTTTCAGACTGCGTAATGTGCCAGCCGGTGCTGCCAGCGGTGAGCGCCGGAGATCGAGGCCAGCCGCAAAATTCTCAATCGTGAAATACGGCACTGCGGCCTCACGATGGGATGTAGTCGAGGTACGGTATCGGGCGATAACCAGATCGCTGCTGGGTGATGCCGTGACGTCCGCCCATGTTGTAGTTGCGGCGCTTGTCGGCACCCTGATTGGCGAGCAAGCGGCGCAGGTACTGCTGCGCCTTGAGCAGCTTGAGCTGGGCGGCTTCGACCTTTTGCGTGGCGAGAATTTCCGACGCGGCAAACAGTACAATCGCCTTGCTGTCGAGCATGCAGGTGTCGTCGTCGGCAACCAGCGGATTGAGCGGCGCGGAGCCCTCAAGCCGTATCGTGCCGTCCATCGCAGGCACCGGGAGAAGCTGAATTTGACCAACTGGATTGGTGATGGCGGTGTTGGGGTCGACACTGACCTTGTTCGCCCAGCGCAACGGCACGCCGATGAGCGGTGAGTTCGGCCGGATGTAACTGCCGTGGATGCCGTAGGCCAATGGCGGACGCCAGATCGTGGTGCCACCAATCGCAAAATAAATGTAGTTGATCTGATCGAACGGCATCGACGGCGGATAGTTGTAGACGTCCTGTCCCTTCATCACCGGCACATCGACGTAATATTTCAGATGAGGCCAGTCGAAATTTTCCCACAGCTCACGCTGCTGGCGGTCAAGCTGATTGTCCTGCGTTGCCTGAGACTGGACGCCCTGTGCCATGTTCAGGGACTGCCCAGTCTCCGCACGCAGATCGACGCGCAAATTTGCCAGTGTTACGCCGACCGGCATCTCGACCTCACTTGTTGCGGATGACGTGTCGCTGTCGATGGTACGAGACAGGCTGCGCGCACACGGGCGGCGGCGGCTTCACCGTCGACGCGGGAGACCACGGCTCGCTGAAGCCGGGGCCACCGAGCCGCAGATAATCGCCAGAGCAGGTCCAGCGGCGCTGGATGTCGTACAGCACCAGCGCAGCGACGAATGCCTCGAACCCAATGACACCGGCCGCGCCTGAGCCAATCGCGCCGCCGTGCGGCTGATGTGGAATTGGGGGTGGCGGCTTGTAGTAAATCGCGTGCGCAGCAGACTGCGAGAACAGCAGCGCGAGCGCCGTTGTTGCCGCCAGCAATAGTCTCATCTCAGCCTCCGTTTAGTTGCGCGGCGGCGGTGCCGTTCGGCTGGGTTTGAACACGGCTTGCCCAGTCGGCGGCTCTGCCGGTTTGGTTTCGGTTCCATCGTCGTCGTCATCGTCTGGCCCCGGCCCCGGCGTGCCGTTGGTGTGGAGAGCTTCGCCCTCGTCATCCACGCGCGGCTGATCTTCGGTCTCACCCGGCATCAACATCTCGATGCGCGGCGTGTGCCCGGGGAAAATCTTTTCAACGACTGCGCCGTACTTGCCGAGCAGCCGATTTTTTTCAGCGCGTACCGATGTGTCAGAAATCCGGCATGGCTTGATGTCGATGACATTCTCGTCGCCGTGCAACGCCTGCAGGACCTGCAGCTCAGGCCACGATGCCGGTCGCGTGGCTTCGATTTTGACGAATGTGTAGCTCTGACCTGCGAGATTTATTTTGCCGGTACACCAGTGCATCTTCATCGCGGTTTCCTTTTGCGTTTGGAGAAACCGCTGGGGCTCATGCCAGTAAACCCCAGCGGTGCTTTACCCCGTCAGGCAATATCGATTACGAGCGCCGAGTTGAGGCGGCGTGCGCAGAGTTGCCCGGTGGAGGTGATGCCTCGGTAGAGGACGTACTGATCAGGCGGTCGTGCGGGTGAGTGCTGGTGCCGCCACTCGTCCTGCATCTTGACGAGATAAATGTCGCGGTTGTCGAACCAGTACGCACGCTTCGCCTGCCCGAGATCGTCGAGCGTCGGGTCGTACTCAAAGTCAGTGCCCATGTAGCTGATGGTGCCGACCGAGATGTCTTTGCCACCAGCGAAGCCCTGCATCGAGTAGTTGCCGTTTGCCCGCAGTTCGCTCTCAAGAGCCGAAAGCCACGCGCTGCCGCAGAAGCCGGTATTCGGACGCCCACCAAAGCGGGAGAGCTGCCGATACTCGTTCTGCAGTTTTGCAATCAGCGCGCCGCCGCCAGTCGCGGATGACGCAACAGGTCCGCCACCCCACGCTGCCAGCGTGCTGTCACCGCCAACTGCCGTCCCCATCGCGGCCGTGTAAGCGCGATTGCGCCACCACGGCTTCTGCGCACGGTCGATTGTCGCGACCACGCCAGTCGTCGGGTTGTCGGTGATAAGCGCTTGCATCCCGGCCAACGCCTTCGGGTCGGCAGTGCCGTCCGACCACAGCAGCTTGTTGAGCGAGATCGCGTAGCGCTCGCTCACATCCTGCAGTGCATCGTCGAGCAGGCCGACGAGAACGGTGTCGTCGCGGCCAGAATGTTCAGAGGTACTTTCCCCGTTGGTGTCGACAACACTGATGCCATCCGCTTTGAGTTCGGAGTGCGTCAGCGTGATGCCGATGTGATGCTCTTTCCACGGGAAGCGCGCCTGCTTGAGGTTGGCAGGCGTGTAGTAGTTGACCGTGTCGTCCAACTGGTAGCCGACAAGGCTATCGTTTGTGCCGGGGGCTGCAGTGTTACCGTAGTCGCCCTTGACGGACTGTACGATGTCACTCTTGCCACCGGGGAAGGACTTGGCCTTGCTCTCGAACATGCCGAGCAGAGGCTTTTCCTGAATGGCTTCTTGGAACGCCGTTCCCTTGGTCAGCCACCAGTCGAGAGCAGCCGTAGTGATGTGATCCAGCAACGGCTGGGTGTAGGTAGGCATTGACGTGCGCCCTTAAGGTCAGGCGCTTGCGCGTGTTCGCTCAATTGCTTGAGCGACAGCATCCTTCAATGTTTTGGCTTCAGGCGCAGCGCCGTTGGTTCGACCTGTGCTGCTTGGCTGTCGCGATGTCGGGCGTTTCGGAGGTGCCCATCGAGCTGAATGCTCGTTTACCCGCCGATACGCTTCCTTTGCGATTTCTACGGCGGCATCCGGTGAGCTTGGTGCGCCTCGTTCGCGCACCACGCTCCACATCACTTCCTGTAGCAGCGGTTTTTTCGCCGCATAATCCGGGTCGGACTGCATCGTCGCCGCTTCCCATGCGTTGACAGTGTCACGCACCGAGTTGGAGAGGTTCTGCTGAGCGTTTGCTATCTGCGACTGGTCGTACTGCTGCGCCGTCCGCATTCTGGCGTTTTCAGCCAGACTGCGGTCCATGCGCTCGCGTGCGTACAATCGAGCAGCGTCGTTTGACATGTGACCTTCTCGAACCCGCTGCTGCAGGTCCTGCGGTAAGGTCACGCCCAGATACTCTTCTGCCAATGAAACGTAAGGCTTCACACCCTCGTAGAATGTTCTGAAATCGCCACGGCGCATGGCTGCGCCCAGCTCCAGAAGCAACAGAAAATCGTCACGGCCAATGTCATTGTCCTTGAGATATTTCTGCACGCTGGCAGCGGCCTCGGCTTGCGGGATACGCGCGTTCGCCTCGGCCAGTTGCTTCGCAGCGGTGTCTACTTTGGACCTCAGTTCACGCCGCTGCTCGATGAGCTTATCGACGCGGCGCTTGGCACTCGGATGGTAAGCAGCCAGCTCCTCAGCCGTGACCTCGTCAGGCAGATCATCTTGCGATGCCTGCGCTGCCTTGGCGGCTTCGGTTGCTGGTGCAGTCGTGTCGGCTTGTGCAGCGGGCGCGGGCGACACGCCTCCCGTTTGATCTGCTTTGGGCTGTGAGGTGCGCGGCTCTCGATCTTTGACCGCCTTCTGCACAGCTTGCAGCAAGCTCTCGCGGGCTTCGCCCTTTTCGGGTTTTGCGCTTGGCGACGGCGCAGGTTTTTCGCCGGGAGATGGTGACGTCGATGACGTCGCCGGAGTTACCGCCGACTGGGTGGTATCGGTAGTTGTCGATGGTGCTGCAGGTTCAGGCGCAGCAGGCGCTGTGGGTTGAGCGTCGGCCATAGGCCAGACACCTCTCAACGCCAAACTCCCCGAGTGCGCGGACCTTACGCCGAAATATTTGGGGGCGCAATCAGCCGCCCGGAGGCGGTGGTCCACCGGCAGCGCCGGGCGGCGGCGTGCCTGTCATCTGGCCGGTCATATCGGGCGGTCCTGCCGGTGGCTGCATGCCGGGCCGTGCCGAATTGTTGGCACCCTGCGGTCCTTGCAGTGCGCCCGGTGGCGCGCCGGTTCCGCCAGCTTGCCCGCGTATCATGCCGTTCATTGCGACGATTGACGGGAGCTGTGACTTGAACGCCTGCGTGAGATCGAGACGGTCGTCGAGCCGACGCAGCAGGTCTTTCGCCAAAAATTCCGGGTCGATGCCGGGCAATTGGATAAGCAGCGGGTAGACGCGCTGCGCATTCGCGATCTCCTGCGCGGCGTTCGGCCGACCCATCGAACCGGCCTCGATCTCCAGCAACACCTCGTTGGCGATGTCCTGCGCGGAGAATTGCGGCCACACGGCACCGACACCGACGATCTTTTGAACTTGCTCTTTCGACACCTCGGACAGCAGCATCTGGCCACCATTGCGCGCGAGCTGCGTGAGCATGTCGTTGAGATCGTCGATGTTCGAGCCCATCGACGTCATGCGCGAACCTTCGGCAATGTTGGCCTGCGTGGCGGTCGCCTCGGACGTGCCACCCAAATTGGCTTCCTGAATGCCGGTGGCGCGCAGAATGTCCTCGTAGACCGGATTGACCTCGTACAGGTTGGGGTCGATGCCCGGGCCGGAATAGGCCTGCAGCAGGTTCTTGATGTCCTGATTGGGCTGCAGTGCGTTCAGCTCGACGATGGCGTTGGCCTCGCGCTCACTGAGTTTTTCGAGGTCCTCCTCCTCCATCGTCCCGGCCACAATGGCGGTGAACGGTCGCGCCGCAATGCGCTGCTCCTTGAGACCTTCACGGCAGCGGTTGTATTCGCGCTGCATGTCCTTCATCAGCCGCACATCGGACGGCGGGAAGATTTCGGTCTCGTGATCGGCCTCGTTGAACACGAGCGGGTACCACGGCCAGAAGCGCTCGTTGTAGATTTCAGGGGCTGCGGGCTCGCGCAGGAAATCGCCGTAGCCGTCACAGATTGTGTAAACGAGACCATCCTTGCGGCAGTAGATGTCCCACACGCAGCCAAAATCATATTGCTTGTCGGCCGCGCGCCCGCCTTCCGACCACTGATAACCGGCGAGCATTTCGCGTGCCATCTGCGTCGGGTCGGGGCCGCGCAGGTTGTCCCAGATCGTGTACGAATTATAATCGCTGCCGACATCGACACCGTAGATTTCCTCGATGTCGTTTTTGCTCAGCATGTACTGCTCAGCGACGTACTCGGCCCCGAGAAAATTGCGCAGCTCGACCGTCTTGACGTCAGGGATGATGTTGGTCGACAGCGGGTAATCGAACGTCAGACCCTCGCGCGTGACAAACTCAACCGTCTGCGACAGGTCGTTGATCAGCAACCGCAACTGTTCGGCTTCCTTGCTATCCTCGTCGGTGATGTCGTCGGCCATGTCGGCCGCGAGCCGCTCCAGCGTTGCGAGCTTCTCGCTGGCTTCAGCGATGCCCCTCTCCATGTCGGGGCGCTTATCCATCACGCGCTCAAACCCGAGCTTGACGTAGCCGACGCCGGTCGTCACCGCGCGCCGCACGACCATCTTCATCATCGCTTTGAACGGGTGAACCTGCTGGTCGACGTTGTAGGCGTAGAGCAGCTCCAGCGTCTGCCCGAGCTTGTCGAGCATCACGTTTTCCTGCTTGACGCGCAGCGCATCCTGCATGATCGCCATGCCCTGCTGCGCGGCCTGCATCAGCATCGGGCTCTGCATGCCAGCGCCCATCAGCGCGCCGGGCGCGCCGCCGCCGCCCATCGGCATGCCGGGAGGGCCGCTCTGCGCGATTTGCGCTGCCATCATGCCGCCAGATGCGACGAGCTGTTGCAGCGTCGATTGGCTCTCATCCCAGAGGGTGGCATTGAGCCGCTCGCGTCTGCGCGCCACGGCCTTCGGATTTTTTGCGTACAGAAATGCGGTTTTCTGCGCGACCAGCCGCAGTGTCAGATTGGCAACGTAGCGCGTGTCAGCATCGTTCTTCGACCACTGTCGTCCGTAGCAAAAATCCTGATCTTCGCGCATGCGCTTGAATGCTTTATCCCAGTGCGTGCGTGCCGACTTGATGCGGCTTGTCCACGCCGAGACCAGCGCCTTGCGCTTGTCGGTCGGGTCAGGGTCATCGCGCGGAATGACATCCTTTTCCTTGCCGGTCAGCGCCGCCATCAAACCAGAGCCAGCGTTCTCATCGACGCCCGGCGTGGTGCCACCATCGGTGATGTCTAGAGCCATCCGTTGAGGCTCCTTTTGATTTTGTCGAGCCCTTCACGCCGTTGCGTTTGCTCGATCATCGATCTGAACGTGCCCGCTTTGACCTCAGCCTTCTGCGGACGCTGATGCGAACGCGGTCGCATTTTTGTGAGACCGAGCCCGACCAGCGAGAGCGTGTCGACAAAATCGTCCTTGTTGCCCATCGGGAATTTTAAAATCTGGTCCTGCGCATCCGGCCACCAGCGGCACCAACCGGGAAAATGAACCATCTTCATCGCGCTGCGTGCCTGAATGGCTTGCGCGCGCTGCTGCTTGTCATGTGCGGGAGTGATCGGGTCCATTGCGCAAAAGACGCGCTTCTCCAGCATGCGCTTGCGCAAAAACGGGCCGATGCTTTTGGCGATTGAGCCCTGTTCGGCCCACCAAAATTGCGGCTTATATTTTTCGATCAAGGCGACCATGCTCTCGACTGCGGCGTGACTATCGAGCCGCATCCAAACGACGTCTGGCATGATCCAAAGGTGATCGGCGGTATCGACACCGACGACCATCAGGCAGGTTTTATCGCCTTTTTGGTTCAACGTCACGGCATGATCTGATGCCGCGTAGAAACGCATCTCCTCGTAGGCGGGCAGGTCCCGCATCGAGTTGTAGGTGATCAGGTCCTCGGCGCGGAAAAACGCGCCTTCGCGCGGCGCAGGCCTGCCCTGATAGAGCGCCATGAAACCGCGTGGGTCGGTCGAGCGGATTTCCTCAAGGAACTCTTTGTCGAAGCGCTCCGGCCACAACGCCTCGCCCTCGGCACGGCCGAGAATGTCGTTGTCCTCGGCCAGCGCTGGCAGATCGATCTTGTGCCAGTTGCGCGCCTCGTCGATGTTGTAGAACGGATTGAGCGGGTCGGTGAGCCGACCGATGAGATCGTCCTCGGTCCATTGCGTGGTGATCAGCACAATGGTGCCGGTCTTGTTCATCAACCGGGTGCGCAGCACCTGATTGTACCATTGCCACAGATTGTCGCGGATGGTCGGGCTGTCGGCTTCTTTGCGGTCCTTGATCGGGTCGTCCAGCACGATGAGATGCGCGCCACGGCCGGTGATGGCAGAGCCACGACCGACGCAGAAGATCACGCCGCCTTCGGTCGTTTCGATACGATTGACTGCGGCAGAGCGCTGTTTGATTTGCAGCTCTGGAAAGACCTGCTGGTAGGCGCTCGACAGCATGATGTCGCGAATGCCACGGCCCAAATCCCATGAGTAGGCCTCGTTGTAAGTTGCAACGATGATCGAATGGCTGGGGTGTCGGCCCGCGTACCATGCCGGAAACATTTTTGCCGACAGGGTCGTCTTGCCGAAGCGCGGGCCGAGCTTGATGATTAGGCGGCGGAATTTGCGCGCCTCGACCTCCTCAAGGCCCGCACCCATCACGCGATGAAATTTCTGCGGCGAATAAAGCGAGAAGGCCGCGTCATCCGCCGCATCAGGGTCTGGCATCATCAGGCATGTGAAATCGATCAAGTTGTCGCGAGCCTTCAGGATCGCGCGCTTGCGTTTCAGCAGAATGAGATGCCGGTTGCTCATCAGTAGTTGTTGCGGTTCTTCGGTCGGCCGACCGGCTCCGGGTGTTTGACAACATGGTCGGGCATTTGCGGTGTGCGAACGGTGCCGGTGACCGGCCGCGTACCCGGGCGCGCGCTGCCCGAGATGTTGGTCGTTGGCTGCGGCACCATTGGTGTCTGCACATCGTCCTGCGGTGACGAGTGATGATCATAGGTGTCGCGCGTGAGTGACGGCGGTGGCGGCGCGTCACTCGTGTACTGTGCCTTGTTGTCGGCAACCGCGTCGGCTTTCTTGTCTTTGTCGTCTTGCATGGTGGTCTCCTACTGTTGATTTTGCTCAAGCCATTTCGACACGCTGTCGACCCAGCGCTGATTGGCGCGCTGATAGATCGGTGCGCCCTGCACACCGCGCGCCATCAGGTAGTCGTACTGATGCGGGTCGTAACCGAGCTTGCGGTAGGCGCTGATCATGTCGGGATACATCACCTCCTTCGGCACTGAGGTGCCGAAGCCGCCGAGATATTCGCCCGCAAGTTTCGACGGGTAGGTCAGATGCGGCGTGCCGCTGGTGATCACGCCTGCGGCCGGGTCGAGCTGCGAGATCGACAGGCCTGCAGCGCCGGTCGGCTGATTGAGCAGACGCGGGTCGGTGACGGCAAAGCGCGCCTCGGCAACGCTGGGGAACCCCACGTCTTGGAAGCGCCGCGTGTCCATCGTCTTGGCGAATTTGTTGCGCGCATCGCCGGGAGCGGCGCGCAGATAATCGGCAAGCTGCGGGCTGGCAGCGCCGGGGAAATCCGCAATGGCTCCGAAATTTGCGTTCGGCGTTTTCATCGCCCGGTTGAACGCACCGATGTCTTTCGAGCCGACCGCTGTGTTGGCCAACATGTTGGCCAGCGTGTCGGAGACGTGGTGCGAGAAATCGACAGCGCGCTCGCCCATCGCCGTGTACGGAAAATAAACCGGCTTGCCGGTGTCCTCGACCGCGTTGCGTGCTGCATTGGCAAGCCGCGAGGCAACACTCTCGCCCGACGCCCACACCGCGCCTTCCGGCGACATCGCCGCCATGTAGCCGTGACCGCCCTGCATCGGCACAGCGTTTGCCAGCGACGTGTCACCAACGGCCGTGAGATTGCTGCCAGCGACAGAACGATCACCGAGCGCAGGAAGCAGCACCCCGCCCTGCAGGTCAGAGGGTGAGACAGCTTTCTCGGCAATCGGCACATCGAGCGGGACGTGCGTTGCCGACATTTCCGCAATCGGACGCGGCAGTTTTACCTTTGAAATGCCGTGCCACATCTCGGGGATGCGTGCGCCAGCACCAAGACCGCCGACGCCTGACGGTGTGCCGACCATGTTCATCGCCATGTCGGCCGCAGGCTGGATGAGCTGATCGGTCGTGACCGGATTGTCAGGCGTTGATTGCAGCGCCTGACCCGGCACCATTGCTAATTGCGCGAGCGATTGCGCAATGCCGAGCCCCTTCGTTTTCAGATACTGGGCAAGCGGCGTTGGATCGCCGCCGAGCGGCGCAAAAACATAGTCAGTCTGGTCGGCCGAGACATCGTCAGCCACTGCTGCACCTCAGAACATTCTGTTCGTCATACGAGCAGCGGCAACATGCCGACGAGCTTGCCCATGTGGGGTAGAAGCAACCTCACAAGGATGAGCAGGCACACGAGTGCGAAGATCACCCAGATGATCTGGATAACTTTCGGCGGCAACGCCACGCCAACAACAGTGCCCAGCACCCAGATGATCAGATAGATCACAAGCGCGAGCAGGCAGATGTAAATCAGCGCGTAGATGACTGCTTCGATCATGGTCTCCTCCCTAATTCACCGCTTCGGCTGTGGCCCGCTGCCTGCCGGGTACCAGACCCAGCCGTACTCGGGGAAAAACCCCCAGCCGCCTTCTGCCGGTGGCGGCTTGGCGACCAGCGTGAGCATCTGATCGACTGGCGTTTCCGGTGGCGGCTCTTCAATCGGTGGCTCTGTCGGTGGCGGCAATGGACCGCCGCTAACAGTCAGGCCTGTGAGCCACGCATAGCCGACGATGGTGACCGGGAACGGCTGCATGTCGGCGCTTTTTTCTTTCGGATAAGCGACACCGTTGATGGTGATCGGAACGACTGACATTTCCTCATCTCCTTGGCCTGCACTGGTGAGACGACCGGGTCAGCAGGCGATGACGCAGTCACCGTTTCTTTTGCTCGACGGGCGCACTCGGCGCGCACGCCTTCTGCAGCTCCTGAATGAGTTGGTCGCGCTGTTCGTCGCGGCGCTGATTTGCCTGCGACACGCCGTGAAAGACCCAGACCAGCACGACAATGAACATCACGTTGACGACGACCAGCGCGAGCGCGAGCGGCTGCGACTTGAGGCTCTCCGCGACAGTCAGCGCAATTTTTTTGACCACGTTGCGTCTCCGCTCATGTCGTGACGAACGTCCCGTTCGCTGTGAATGTGTGGATGGTGTTGCCGCCCGCCGTTGTGATCACGCCACCGGTCGCCCGTGCCGTGGTGCCAGCGTATGAAATGATGAACACACCACTGCCGCCGTTGGTGCGACCGCCGCCGCCGTTGCCGGTGTTCGCAGCACCAGCAGCACCGCCGCCATCGCCACCCTTGCTGTAGACAACTGCTGCGCCGGAAATTGATGACGACACACCAGCGCCGCCCGCGCCCGAAGCGCCGTTGACACCATTGGCTCCCACAGCGGACGCGCCACCACCGCCAGCGCCCCAACCCACGCCACCAGAGCCAGACGAATAACTGGCCCCGCCAGCATTGCCTTGCCCGGCAGTGCCTGCTCCCCCTACTCCACCGCTCACGCCATTTGTGCCGCCGCCGCCGCCTGACCCACCGAGCGCTCCGTTGTAAGCGCCGTAGCCGCCACCGCCGCCGCCACCAAGCGCTGTCACGCCTAACCCGGTGGTGTTGCCGCCATTGCCGCCATTGCCGCCAGCATTGGTGCCCAACCCCGCGCCGCCAGCGCCGACGACAATCGGATAGGAGCCGCTCAGGTTCGCGGCGCTGCCTGACAGAAGGCCACCAGCACCGCCGCCCGCATCATTTGCGCCGCCACCACCGCCGCCACCGACCGCGAGATAATCGACGTTGAGCGGCGTTGGCGGTGAAACGCCGTTGGAAAACAAACCGGACGCCGTGAAAGTATGGATGGTGTAACCGCCAGCGGAGGTGACAGTGCCGCCGCTCGCTTTCTGCGAGCCGCGATAGGCGATGATCACAACGCCGTTGCCACCCTTGGCACCTATGCGAACAGCGCCAGAAGCACCGTCCTGACCAGCGCCGCCACCACCGCCGCCTAAACCATCTGTCCCGGCAGTGCCGACCGCGTTGGTGCCACCAGCGCCACCACCACCGGCACCGCCAGCACCGCCAGCCGTGTTTGGACCACAACCGCCGCCACCACCACCGGCATAGGTGACAGCCGCGCCGCTGATTGACGACGAGCCGCCAGCACCGCCAGCACCGCCGACGCTGGTGCCGGTGGCCCCAACCCCGGTCTTGCCACCACCGCCGCCACTGCCACGGTTGTTGGCAATGCCAGCGCCACCAGAATTTCCTTGACCGGCAGTGCCTGTGCCGGGCGTTGTCACAAACCAAGTGCCGCCACCGCCCGAGCCGCCGTTGCCAGCAGCAACAGTATTGCCACCACCGCCGCCACCCTTCGCAACCAGCGACTGGAATGAACTGTCGGCACCGTTACCCCCTTCATAGGGGCTTGTGCTTGGCCCGGCAAAACCGCCAGCACCGACAACAACGGCAAGGTTGCCAACCGGGATTGGCAGCGCAGTGCCTGCCAGCATGCCGCCAGCACCACCGCCAGCGCCGCCAAACGAACCGCCCGTGCCCGCGCCGCCACCACCACCGGCAACGACAAGGTAATCCACGGCGGGGATAAAAGAGGGAGCGAAAATTGATGACAGGCCGGGCAGCATTTAACGCATGTCCGCTACAAAGACGCACTCAATTTCGGTTGCTGATTTCACCGCATAGGAGAGAAGATCAACGGCATTCGCTGCGGTGGACAGCACCGGCTTCACACCGGCCGGGAATTTTAAGTTCGTGCCCCACCCCGTGACGGTGCAGTTGCCCGTCGAGTTCTGAACCAAATAAATGACGCCCTTCTGGCCGGGCTTCGCGTTTGTAGGATTGCTCAACGTGCAGCCGACGCCTGTCAGCGTCCAGACGTAGTCGATTGCCGCGTTGAAATCGGGTGCGAAAGCTGTGTTGTTATTAGCAACCGGCACTGCTGCCGCCCACACCCGGTCTGCGGTGAGAATTTTATTGGCGGTGTTCGACAGAAAATCCGCTGACGATGCGATGGCTGACGCCGCCATCTTGATGAACGAAACGATGCCGTTCGCAATATTCGTGACCGGCTGCGCCAGCACGAACGCTGTGGTCGCGAGGCTGTTGGAATTGTCGTTGACCGCAGGTGTCGGGGCGGTCGGATTGCCGCCGAAAGCTGGCGAGTTAACCGGTGCACGCGAGGTGTCGGTCGGATGAACGTGATCGCCGCGCGCAAATGTCAGCGATGTACCGGGCGCTACCGCGCCATCCATCGCCGGGTTTGCTGCCGAAGCCTGCCCGGCAAACCACTGGCTGTTGATCATCTTGGTCGAGTTGTCGTTGGCCGGAGGCGGTGGCGCGGTCGGCGTATTGACGAAGCCGGGATTGCCGCTCGACGGCACCTTCTCGTTGTCGAGTTCATTCAAGGCCGACTGCACATCGGTTGCCGCGATATTGCCCGCAGGCACGTTGGCGATGTCGGCAGCGGTTGCACCGCCGCCGCCAGTTGCGGCTGTGATCGCGTCGTCAACGTATTTCTTGTTCGCTGCCTGTTGATCAGCCGTAGGAGCGGCGGGTAGCACCAACGGCCCGGTCATGCTGTCACCAGCCTTCGCCACCCTGCTGTTGGCATTGGTCGTCAGCGTGGCGTCGGCCGCTTGGAAAGCCGTGGTGACGTTTGCATCACCCGTGTCGGCGTAAGCCTTTATGGTGGCATCGCTGGAGTACACATCCCAGTTGGCGGCATTGAATGCGCCCGGCAGGATCGCCGCCTTGGCGCGATAGAGTGCACTCGCCTGCCAGACAAAATCACCGGCCGCGTACTGCGCGCGCGCATCGAAATAGCGCACCGGCAGCAGCGGCTCCGGCACGCCGGTCGTCGATGCATTGGCGTCACCGACAGCGATCTGCCGGTTGGCGGTGTTGACCGCGATCTCACCGGGCTCAATCGTCGCCGGGAATGCGCGCGTCGGGTCCGATGTGCGTCGATGCCGATATTGCGAAGCCATGATCAATCACTCCTCTTAATCTCCGGTGTGGCTGGCATGGGCACTGCTTCGGTGGTGGTGTTGGTTTCGTAGTTTTTGATGACTTGGTCGGCGGCGTTGTAAGCACCCATCGCACCGAGCAGCCCGCGCTGTACGTTCATGTGAACGGCTGTTGGCGGCAGCGGGACCTGCGCCGTCGCCAACAGCTCGCGGATTGTTTTGCCACTCGGTAAAATCATCATTCGTCCTTGGATGTCTCGACGTGCGGCGCGGCTGCGGTGTCGTGATCAGCCGGTTCGGGCGGCGCGCCTTCAGCGTGTTCAGGCTCAGGCGGCGGCGTTCCGACTACGTCTCCACCCGGCGCGCTTTCCGGGTTCGGCGCGAACGGGTCGTGCGTTTCTTCTTTTTTGGGCGCTTGCGCTGGTTGCGCAGTGTCATGCTTCTTCTCCTCGTGCTTGTTGGTCTCGTGCTTGTGTGTCGTCACTGGTTTTTTCCTCTGTGGTTTGCGTTTGACCGCGCGCCGTTTTTTGCGGCGAGGGCCAGATACCCGGCGTGTTGTTTTTTTCTTTTTGCTTTTCATTTTCGCTTCGACGATTTTTTGTGATCGGCGTGTCCGCTGCGCGCTTCGGCGGTGAACGTGAACGTCAATTCGTTGCTCGATTGCGCACCGTTGCGCACGCTGACGGGACATTCAGCCGGGACGACGAACAGCGACGGCTTGACCCCCGTCGACACCTGCGTGTCGGAGATAAACGTGGTGGGCTCGTCATGACCGTCGAACACGATGACGCTGTCGGCGGTAAAGCCGGTGCCATCGACAATCATTGTCACGTCTGGGCCACCAGACACTGCGGTGTCGGGGGCCAGCTCGTTGACCTCCGGGGCCGCGCCAGAGCCAGCGCCGCCACCATCACCGCCACTCGTCGAGATTTGATCTTCGTGGTCGACAGTGACGACGACCTTGGCCGGGCCGGTGATTGTGACCGACTTGCCTGTATCAACCTCAATTGTAACAGCCATGATCTCCTCCTTCAGAATGTGCCGCCGTCGATCTTGTCGAACACGACCCACGCCGCGTTCTGGCGCACATACGGTTTGCCATCGCTGGGTGCTTCGCTGACGCCACCACCGCCGCCCGAGCCACCGAGCTGGAACATGGTGTCGATTGATTTGTTGGCGGTCGGCGGATTGACAGTGACAACGCCGTCACCGATGTCGGCCGGGTCAGCCACCGGCACAAAGCGCGCAACTCGCAGACACTGGGTCATGATGCGGGCGCTCCCGGCTGATACCAGACCGCCCACAGATGCGCGTCAGCCGAAGGGGCAACCGCCATGTGCAACGTCGCGCCGGTCGCGGTGAAATCAATGCCCGGCTCCTGCACGATGCCGTCGAGCGAAAGGAGCAGCTCTGGCGTGGCGCTGACCGCCGCGTCGGTCGGCAATCCGCTGTTCGGGTCGATGTACTGCAGCGGGAAATCGGTGAGTGTGCCATCAGGCGCGAGCGGCTCTATTTTGAAGGCGTTGACCGAGCCCGGCGCGAGCTTGCCCGCAGGCACCAGCAAATCCCATTGCACGATGGAGCCAGCAGCGAGTGGGTCGACGATGGTCAGTGAATTGGCAACCGCGTCGATAGTGTAGTCGGCATCGGCCAAGCGCACGCCGTTGACGAACACGCTCGACGGTGAAACCCCGACGACCGGCGAGCCGCCGTTCTCATCGGGACCGGAGAACACAGTCTGGCCAGCGGTCGCGACGTAGGTGAAGCGGCTCTCGAACGCCGCCGTCAGCGTGGCGGGCTGCGACCAATCGGTGCCGTTCCAGACATTGAGTGTGTTCGAGGTGTTGTCGTAATAGAGCGAGCCCGCTGCCAGCGGGTTGGGCACGGGCTGGCCGGTTGCCGGATTGGTACTGCCCGGCAGCGGCGGTGTGTCCCACGCGCCGAGATAATAAAAGGCGGTCGCGCCAACGAGATTGTAGGCCTGCAACGCCCACCACTTGGCCGACCACAAACCGGCAACGCCGCCAGCAACCGGCTGATAGTAGAGCCCTGACGGGAACGGCGTGCCCGCAATGTAGGCCGGAGCTTCGGCCGCGTTGACGATGGGACCGGCGAGATACTCGGCCCATTGCAGCGCCTCGTTCTTGGCGGCGATGGCGTTGTCGGATTGTGCCTTGGCGTAGTCCGCCCAGTTTTCGGCGTCGGTGCTTTCGGTGTCGAGTGTCGCTGCGACCGTGATGATGTAGTCGGCGCTGCGCTGCACCTTCGTCATCAGCGCGCCGACACCGCTGGCGAGCTGCCGCGCAACATCGACAGCACGCAGCGCATCGTCGGCCGAGAGCTGCGCGTTGCGCTCACTCTCCAGCGCGTTCGATGCGGTGCCGACGATGTTGTGTTTGATCGGTTCAAGTTCGCTGGCGATGTCACCAACGATCTGCGCGCGCAGACCCGGGAGCAGTTGCTCTTCACCGACCAGCCCGTTGCGCAGCAGTCCGTCATCGCGGCGCAGATCGTTGAGCGCGGCTTGCGTGGTGCGGATGGCGTCGATCAGCTCAAAAAATTGCGCGTCCAGTCGGTCGCCGGGTACCGGTTCACGGGGACGTGATTTCTGCCAGTCGGTAAACGAGAACAAGCGGCTGGGCCGCTTAATGATCGTCGTCACGGGGGGATGTGCGAGCTTCCCGTCGAAATTCGGCGCTGGAAGCCTTAGAGCGCTGCCCTGCCGGGGGCGTGACGAGCGTTAACCTTGTACACCCGGTCTCACCAAACGGGAAGCGCTATGGGAGCACCCCACCTAGCCCGAGTGTATTACGACGTATACACTTTGAGTGTTTTCAAGGCGTGAATGTTCCCAAACTTTAAGTAACGTCATCTGTGCGCCGCAACTGGAGGGTGAGTTAGAATATGCCAAAGTTATTTCCCATCAACATCGAGGTCGAGGAGCTGGCGGTTGGCAAAGTGATGCGGCTGCTCAACTCGACACCCGGCGTTGCCAAGCTGCATCTCGATCTCGAACACAAAAACAACAAGCTCAACGGCGGCACACCGCGCGGACCCTACGCACCGCGCAAGCAGCCGGTGTCTCTGGAAGAAACCGGCGAAGAGGTGGTCGGCAAGGCGCTGTACGCCAAGTCACCGATGACCGTCAGCGAGCTGCGTGAAAAATTTCTGGAGCAAGGCCGCTCAAAATCGTCGATCAGCTCGGTCGTCCACACCATGAAAAACAATGGCGATCTCGTCTCTGGTCCTGACGGCTACTCGCTCAGCAAAAAAATGCGCGACCGCATGCGGCACAAAAAATCCAACAAGAAAAAAAGATAAGTCTCACTCCCGACAACCATCTACGGAGATTGATCGGTGGCAAAGGTACACGTTTATCGGACCTACCGTTGGGTCGACAAAGACCCCATCATTGACGCAGTACGCACCGTGGTGAACGACGAACACCTGAAAAACTCAGCGGTGCATTCAATCTCAGGCGTAGCAACTGCCACGCTCGACAACTGGTTCGGCGGTGTCACCAAGAAACCGCAAAACTCCACGATCTGCGCGGTGACCAGCGCGCTGGGTTATGTGCGGCGCGACAGCCTCAACAAAGACGGCACCGTTGCCGTTGGCTTCACCAAGGCCCGCAGTCTCGACTACCGCGATGAGATCGAGAAGCAGGCTGACTGGGTCCTCAAGCACAGCGCGCCAAAAAAGAAGCGCGCGAAGAAGAAAAAACCCGCCAACGGACACGGCAAGTAGGAGTGAAATGCAATGGGACGCCCAAAAGGTTCGCGGAACAAGCGAGCGAAGCGAGTAAAGCGCAAGTATCAGCGACGTGCGGCTGCAGCGCCCGTCGACAATGGCAGCAGTGACGAGGTCTACCTGCAAGCCAGAGCATTGACCGCGCAGATCAAAGCGGAGCTGGCAGACGCTGATGCAGCGGTTGCCAAGATCGCCATTACCGACCTGATCGGTGATCTGCAGTTCATCCTCAACATTGGCAACGGCAATCCGCCCGCGCCGTAAGATTTCAATGCAGAGGTTCGCTATGATGTGGCATGCGAGATGCTCTAATCACTTTTGCGTACATGGCGGGGATGATCGTCATCCTGCTGATCATCGCGGCCTTCATCTTCGGGTGATGGCATGATGGTATCCGCACGATCAAAGACCGACCGCAACAACGACACGGCGGTCGGTGCGCGCGTTCGCGCGCTGCGCATCCAGCGCAAGATGTCGCAGGAAAAACTCGGTGACGCGCTGGGGCTCACGTTCCAGCAGGTGCAGAAATACGAGAAAGGCACCAACCGCATCTCGGCCTCGCGGCTGATCGCCATCTCGAAAATCCTCAAGGTGCCGGTGGTCCACCTTCTCGGTGAGGACGCGCTGGGCAACAAGATCGAGGTCGATACCAACGTCGATAGCCGCCAGCGCGTGCGAATTTTCGAGCTGCTGGAAAAACTCAAAAACCCCAAAGCGGAACAGATCGTCATCAACCTGCTGGAGGTCCTCGGCAGCAATAGGTGAGGCATTGCGAG